GTTCCCATCATGCGATGGGGGGCGGGGATTAGGTGGCTTGCGAAGCACCCACGATCAAGGAACCGGGAACTCGGGCCGAAGCCGTGGCGCTCACGTTTCCGAGATCGAACGCGTTAAAGCCGAACCGCTCGGTCCCTTTGAACGCCAGAGCGTCCTCGACGAAATACCTCTGATCCGAGACCTCGATGGTGACGCCGCGGCGATCGCCGAAGGCGGTGCCGACCGAGAGGTCGCCGAGCAGGATGTACGGGGTCGAAGCCGCCAGCGTCTTCTGCATATTCTGCACGAAGACGACCGGATATCCGAACAGGGTCGGATTCTGACCGTAGGCGTTCTGGATGTCCATGATCGCGTTGCCGGACAGAGCGTTCAGCAGAGGAGCAATCGCGTTGTGGAAGATTTCCTTGTGCATATACCACTTGGCATTCGACGCATAGGTGGGGAGACGCCCGACCATAGCGGCGAGGTTGGTCAATGTGGGAGCATAGGTGATCGTTTGACCCGTCGTGAACAGCACCAGGCTGGCGATGTTCGCCTTGGTGGCGTTCGAGTTGTACACCGCCCAGAGCGAACCATCGATGCCGGAGGTTCCGGAGTCGGACGCGTTTCCGAAGACGACGCGGTCCTCCTCTTTGGCCATCACGAACGCCATGTCGCGGGCGAGGGTGGCACCGAAGTCGATGATCGAGTCTTCGGCAAGTTCCTTCGAGACCTGCGTCAACACGGCCATCTTCTTGGCCACCAGCTGAACCTGCGCGAACGTAAGGTCGGACGCGGTGATCGCGGTGTTTTCACCGGGGTAATACACCGTGGTCGACGCAGAGGCGTTCGGCACGTTCAGGATGTCCGAAGACATCGGGTAGATCCGGCAGTTCTGCCGAGCCACGCCGTACTGTTCGCGGAGGTAGATCAGGTCAGAAGACAACGGATCGGGAACGGTGAAACCACCAGCGGTGGTCGTGCCTTCCGACTGGGCCTTGAGGTTGTTCTTGACCCATTCGGCCGCCTTGCGGTTGCCCATGATCGACCGAGCGAACTGGCCCCAAGCGTAAGCCTTAAAGTTGGCCTCGTCGCGGGTTCCCGGGAACGGGTTCTTGCCAACACCGCCGGACTTCCAAGGTTCTTCGATCTGCGCCGGCTTGGCCACGGGGGCCATTTCGCCGAGGGACTTGATGGCCTCGATGCGCTGGGCAATGCCCTCGGCTTCGGACATCAGGGACTTCACCTGCGCCATGTCGCCCTCGGGGCTCGAGGCGAGTTCGCGAGCGGTGGCCAGGATGGTCTGGCGTCGCTCGCTGAGTTGTTCGACGTTCATTTCAGCTCCATGAGAAGACCGAGACGGGCGAGGATGTCGTCCCGCTCGGAGTCGGGGGAGGACTTGACCTCCGCTTCGGCGATGGGTTCCGAATCGGTCGTCTGGCCTGCGTCCCGCAGGAGGGTCCAGATCTCCGGTGCCAGCCGTTTGGCATCGGATCGGCTGAGGCCGATTGCATCCCGCAACCGGCGCTCGGTGTTTCGGAGGGTCTCGGGGGAGACCATCCGAAGGCTCTTGATGTCAAGCTCGAGGGATTCGGCCACCAGGCCGACCTTCCCGGCGAACGCATCGAGCAATGCCAGGACGAACGGCAGGCGGTCCTGCTCGATGTCCGCGAGTGAATCGATCGCCGCGCAGAGCGCCTCGTAGTGGGCCTCAATGGCTTCGTGGAGCATCTCGAACTTCATGTCGGCGAAGGCGGCGTTGGCGAATTCCTCGGGGGACTGGTCCGGAGCCGGCGGGGGAACCATCTCTTCTGTGTCGTCCATCTCGTCCTCGCCCCCCATGCCCATCCCGTAGTAGTCCTCGATCGACTTGACCGTGTTTCGCCACTCCGCGGGAGTCGGCGTGATCGACGCCTCGGCGATCGGCCAGCGGACGATCTGGGACGCCATGCCGGTGGACTTGCGCTCGACGAGATGTCCCGCCGCGCCGCTCGAGAAGCCCATCTTGCCCTCCTTGGCGAGCTTGGCGATCATCCGCCCGTACTCGTCGGCCAGATCAATCTGCGCCTCGTACCAGAGCCCAGTCTCGTCCATCTTGACGTACCCGGTACCGATCGACTTGCGGCCCACCTTCTGGTCCATCCCGTGGTGGTAATAGAGGTTCAGGGGAACCCTCGAGCCGGCCTTCACCGGGAACCCGAAGTCGGTCTCTGGCCCGAAGAAGTCGCCCTCGAGGTCCACCGCTTCGGGGGTGCCGAAGCGTACCAGGTACCCCTTCACATGGCCGAGCCTGTCGCTCTTGACCGCGCCGCCGATCACGGAGTCCATTTCCATGTCCTAGTTATCCCACATCAGAACACGAGATCCCCGGTAGGGGTCTCGAAGATGGGCTCGAGCCACTCGGTCGTGATCGCCCCGCGCTTCCCGAGCGCCAGAGCGAAGTCGATCTCCGGCCATATGTGGAGCCGAGGCTGGCCGAAGAGATCGAGCCACCACTCGATCGATGCCGTGCCTGCGAAGTCTTCCCAGAGCGGTCCCTCGATCGTCGGCCGCGTCTCGAGATCGGGCGAGGATATGGTCATCGACCGATCCCCGAGCGTTGCGATCATCTTCATCCGCGGCTCCCCATGACATTGGTCAATATGTGGTCGAAGTATTCCCGATCCTCTTCGGCGAACATCAGCGGGTTCTGAAGCATGTACTGGATACCGCGGGTTGGCACCTCGACTCCGAACAGGTCCATGTCGCCCTCGGTGAACTTGTACCGTTGGCCGCAGTATTCGTCCTTCCACTTGTCTCGCTTGTATTCCCCGCCATAAGCGTAGTTCGGCTCCCACTTGTCGCCCTTGGTGCGCTTCTTCCAGAAGGCATTGTTCGCCAGGCGCATTCGGTCCGACCGGACGTTCACCCAGTGGACCATCTCGTGGGCCAGCGTATCGATCGCCGCCGCGCCATGGAACCGGAACGGCTCCCGGTAGTCGAGCATTGCATTGTTCAGCGAGACCTCGCCCTTGCCTCCCCATTCACAGAACCCGTACGCGCCCGATTTGCGGTTCTCGCTCAATCGAATCTCGGCGGGGTTGTCCACCTTGATCTTGACGCCAGTGATGTACTCGAGCGGACGGTCGTCGAAATACCGCATGACCTTCCGGATCATGCGCTCGACAACCGGTTGCCGTACCTTCGCAACCTTGCTGTAGTTGATCTCGGCATCGAACGGCGCGAGGGTGTAGTCGAGCGGGTTGTCGGATTCGAGTATTTGACGCATCTCCTCGAGTTGCTCATTTTCGAGGTTGGTCCATTTGTTGCGTAGCTTGTGCAATCGATCGGACTCGGCCTTCCATTCGGTGCGCACCCATTCTTCCGCTTTCCGCAGCTCTTCGGGGTCTTTCGTGAGCCGAGCCGCCTCGCGGCGTTCCCAACTTACCTCAAGCCAATCTTCGATCTTCTTCTGGACCTCGGCGAAGGTTCCATCCTCGGGTGTCAACCCGGCGATCGCCCGCATCCGAGCCACCACTTGATCCGGATTCCGATTGTCGAACTTCTGCTCGATCTGCGCCTCGGCCTTCGGCTTGCGTTGCCGGGAAACCCTCGGCCTCGATGGAGCCGGCGTCGGAGCTGGTGCCGGAGCCGGCCGTGGTGGCGGCGGGGGTTCCGGAGAAGGCCCAGGTTTCGGTCCTTGGCCGATATCCTTGATCGGGAGGATGCGCGTCGTCGGTCCCCACTTCGGGTCGAAACGAACCGAGACCATGTCGGCCAGCGGAGTCCCGTCCTTGAATAGCTCATACCGCTTCGGCCCCATGATCCCCACGATCTCCTTCTCGTCGAGACCAGCGAGTATATTATCAGGCGTTATCGCGCCCGGCCGCAGGTCGGGGATCGACGGGTCGCCGGTGATCTCGGCGAGGCTCGGGGTAACCGGCACCATGACGCACCGGCAATTGGGGTGGGACGGCATGATCTCGGCCGTTTTGTGGAGCGTTCCGGACAACGCCAGACACGCGAGGCAGACACGGGCGTCCTGCGTCGCCACCCGGCGGTAGGACACCACCACGGGGTTTGACTCGTAGATCAGCCGCTGGCCTTCCCTCGATGCGCGGATCATCTCGGTGCGGGCGATGGTCTCGGCCCTGTTCGCGGAGATGTTCGCGATCGCCAGCATCTCCCGAATCATCGACCGCGGGTTCTTGCCTTGGGCCAGACCCGAAGCGAGGGACAACCGAAGGGCATTCGGGGTGTCCTGCGCGATCGAATCGAAGAGGACCGCTAGCGGGGAACCGTCGCTTGAGAAGCCGGCGAATTCCCGCAGTGCCTCCTTGGGGAGACTGTCGAAGGATATGGCCACCCGAGCTTGGCTCGGACTCCCGGTCGCGGCCATCACCAGCGATTCGGTGTTCTGGTTGACGTAATCGAGCGCCTGCTCCTGCGCGTCAGTCACCACGCTCACCGCGTCGAACGTCGAGTCCTTGAGCGCTTGGCTGGTTTGGGCGATCAATGATTCGAGGCGGTCGCGCATGGCCAGCGCCGCGTCGGCCAGAGGTTTACCCGCGGCTTCGCGTTCGGCCAACCGCGCATCGAGCGCCGCCAGCTCCCGCCGGAGACGGTCGAAGGCGCTACCGTAGATCTCCCGCATCTGGAGGACCGCTCGATCCTCCCGGCTGATCAGGGAATTGCGGAACCGTTGGGCCGACTGGTAAAGATCGGACTCCTGCCCGGTCTTCTTTACCGCTCGTCCGGTATGGTCGACCACCCGTAGAAAGGGTGGGACTGATACGGCACCTCCGAGCCGTGGGCGCAGGTGTCCGACTTGGTCTCGAGCTTCTCCCCGCGCAGGATCTTGTCGCGGAGCCGCGTCGCCCAGGCGTAGCCGGCGTCGCCGCCCCAGAGATCCCAGGCCACGCGGCCGGGACTCGGGAACCCGTCCTCGCTTTGCTCGAATCCCTCGGCCTCCTTGTCCACTTCGTGACGCCGGAAGAAGCTATACATCCGCAGGATCGTATCCTCGGAGATCAACTCCCCGTTGTCGATCTGGTGCGCCCGAGCGAGGCCAACGCGGGTACCGCCGGCCCTGCCCTCTTCCTTCCACCGGAGCGCCCTGCGCGCCGCGGCCTGCATCGATTCGGTCGGGTGGGATTTGGTATCGATCGATCGAACCGCCGCGGGGATTCCCGGCTCCTGCGGAACCACCGAAGCGGCGCTCGGATGCATCACGCCGACCATGTCGTCGGTGGCCTCGAGGCCGGCGATACGTTTGGCCTCCGCCAGATCCGCCACTCCCGCCTTGTACAACCGCTCGGCCCGTTCCGCTTCGGCCTGGCGGTCGTCCATCAACGCTCGGACGTTCGACAGATCGAACCGGACGGAGTCGCCCTCCTGCGATTCGGGGAAGTCCGGGAGGAGCGACACGGTGAGCGTATCGGAGACGGTTCGCAGGAGCGGAACCATGCCGTCCTCCCACGCCGCCTGCTGGGCCCTCTCGTAGTTCGAGTAGGTCGATCGCTCGAGGCCGGCTCCGAGGCCGAGGACCATCGGGTTGATGCCGAGCGCCGAGCAGATCCGCTCCTCGGGGACACGGCGCACCGAATCGAGCGCCAGCTCGGACGGGGTGAGGGACACGCGATCGACCTTGTACGGTCCCGACATCACCACGATCCCGCCGGCGTTGTCGCCCGTGAGATTTTCGCGGAGGGACCGCTTGATCTGCCGAGCGTCGTCGGGGCTCATGTCGATCTGGCCCGAGTCCTTGGCGTCCGGTCCCACCATGATCGATGGCATCGCGCCGTTCGCCAGAAGGCCGAACGCGGAGCTGCTGGCGGTGTTGTCGGTGGCGATTTCGCGCAGGACCGACTGGACCGGGGAACGTCCCAGGCGGATGTCGTCGGGGTCTCGCCCGTACCGGAAGTGGATCACGTCGGCGATCTCGAGCTGGAAGCTTCGGCCGTCGGTCGTGTAGGTGTAGTGGGTGAGCGGGTTCCGACCGTCGCCCACCGGCCGGATCATGTCCTGCGGGATGTACTGGAGCGCCACCACCTGCGAGCCAGGTCCGGAGATGCGCTGCTTCCGCAGGTACGCGTTCCCGAAAAGCTTGTAGTCCTGAACGATCCATCCCCAGAGCAGGTTGCCGACCATACCGGGTTCTGGCTCGGCGATCAGCTGGAGGATCGGATGGTCCTCGAGGGGCTCGGCCTGCATCGAGTCCACCCGCCGCATCACCTGCGGGATGGCCTGCGGCCAGTTTCGGATGTACCAGTCCATCGCCGAAGCGATGATTGAGTTGAGGCCGAGGTCGCCGGCCTGCGCCGACCAGTCTCGGTGGGAACCGGGGAGGACGCGGCGAAGCATCGAGACCAGCTGGCCCGACCCGTACCCGGTGAGGTACATATCGCGGGATTGGCCGATCGGGAGCGGTAGTGGCTCCCTGGGGTTGGCGTATGCCTTGCGGCCGAGGACGCGGTCGAGGATTCCCATGTCCCGATTATCCCACGGGGAAAAGAAAACCCCTCCGAGGGCATGGACTCGGAGGGGTGAATGAGGAGTTACCCTAACGTGGAGATTGGCCTATTGTACCGCCATGTTTATCCTGCGTCCGATCCATGCCATGACAGGCACGGCCATGCTGTTGCCCAACGCCTTGTAACGTGGGGAATCGGGCGTGTCCTTCCCGCCAGGCTCGATGTCGGTCCACCCGTCGGGGAAACCTTGGAGACGTTCGCACTCCACCGGGGTAAGGCGCCGGACTGCCATCGTGGGCGTGGGCTGCAACCCACCCGCGAGTTCAAAGTCCGTCCCAAGTCCGCCGCCGGCGGAACTACGGCTGGATAGGGTGCCGGTGATCTCGGTCGCCAAGTAGGCCGTCTGCTTCACGCCCGGCTGCGCCGCGAGAGCGCCGACGGTCTGGCCGTCGCCGCCGATGAGGCGGACCTCGTCGCGGGTGTTCTGCGCGAACGCGACCGCCACGCCTTGGGTCGCCATGCGATCCAGCGTATACGCAGGGTCGCCTTGGTTGCCTATCCCCAATCCGTTTTGGTTCTTGTCCACGTCACGGCAATCCTGCAACGGGATCGCCATAGGCTGTTGCACGATAACCGTGCCACCTTGGTGACGTTCTGGGTTTGCCCCTTGCGTATCCAGGGTTCTGGATGTTTCTTGTTGCGCCACGAACAGATCGTCTGTCGTCTGTTTCCCGCGATTTACGCCTGGCGAGATGCTAAACGCCATCGGCTGTTGCACGAGCGGGGTGTTGTTCCCGCCGGTGCCCCCTCGCGCCGCCACGGTCGGGCATTGTTCCACCGGTCCCGTGACTTGGCTGTCATTCGGGTGCGATTCGTAGAGATGCGGTTGCAGGACAGCCGGGAAACGATTCCTCTCGGGCATTGTCTGCCCTTTTGCCAGCACGGCATCCAGAGTCTGGCTCACCTGTCCTCCGTCCCACCAGCAACCACTGCCATGAGCGCTTGCTCCAGGATCGGCGGTAGTTTCTTGCCCCGCTTCTCGGCTCGGCGGAGGATTCCCGCACAGGCTCTCGGGCTCAAATAGTACTTCGGCGGCACGTCGCGGGTCTCCTGAAGCGTGCGCGACAACGAAGACACGACGGCGTCGCTGGGCCACTCCGTAGTACTGAGCGTCAAGCACTCGGTAGGCGAACCCATACCCGAGTTGCCCCAGCGCCCCGAGG